TCTACTATGCTTGATGCTTTGACTTTTGCCCTGTATGGTAAACCCTTTCGTAAGATTAAAAAGAATCAGTTAGTCAATTCGATTAATGGTAAAGGTCTAGAAGTGGAAGCTAAATTTACCATTAGTGGTTCTAAGTTTATCATTAAGCGTGGCATCAAGCCAAACTACTTTGAGATATGGAAGAATGGTGAGATGCTGAATCAAGATGCCGCCGCTAGAGATTATCAAGCCTATCTTGAAGAAACTATATTGAAACTAAATCACAAATCTTTTGGTCAAGTTGTTGTTCTGGGTAGTTCAACATTCGTGCCGTTTATGCAGTTAAGAGCAGGCGAAAGACGAGAGGTTATCGAAGACTTGCTCGATATTCAGATATTCACTGTGATGAACACCTTACTCAAAGATAAATTATCTGACAATAAAGAAACTATTAAAGATATCAAGTATCGAATCGATCTACTTGACAGTCAGATTGCATCTGCTAAAACTCACAACGAATCTATTCGCAAGTTAAGAGAGGGTGAAGTAGATAAACTCAAAGAGAAGTTGCGTGAACAGATCGCTATTGTAGAAGCAGAACAAGAAGCGGTTGATACCTTAATACAAGAAGTTACTGGACTAAACGATGATATTAAAGATAAGCCAGAAACGAAGAAGAAGTTAAAAGAACTTCAAGAGTTGGATCGTGAACTTGCGAACAAGCACAAAGCACTAACGAAAGAAGTTGCGTTCTACCAAGATCACGACAACTGTCCAACCTGCAAGCAGGGTATTGAGCATGACTTCAAGCAAGATACCATTACTCAACACAACACAAAGACAACAGAAATTGAAGAAGCGAGAGCCGAACTAGAAAGTAAAAGTTCTAAGCTAGAGGGTCGCATTGATGAGATCGATGATGTTGAGAATGTCATTAGTGCCAAGAATCTACAGATGAGTGAGCATAGAATGGCATCTAAGATTGCCATGAATAGTTGCAAAGCAATCAAAGAAGAACTTGTCGGTGCTGAAGAGCAAGTAACAGAGTCTGCAAACAATAACATAGGTGATCTAGAAAAAGAACTTAAAGATTGTCATTCAGACCAAACCGAACTATTTGAGTCAAAAGAAACTCTTAGTGTAGTTGCATCTATGTTAAAAGATGGCGGCATCAAGACACAGATCATCAAGCAGTATGTGCCTGTGATGAATAAGTTAATCAACAAGTATCTTTCGGCAATGGACTTTTTTGTGCAGTTTGAGTTAGATGAAAACTTCAATGAGACCATCAAGTCTCGATTCCGTGATGTTTTCAGTTATGCATCGTTCTCAGAGGGTGAGAAGTTGCGTATTGACTTAGCATTGCTATTTACATGGCGAGCAGTTGCTAAACTTCGTAACTCGGTGTCTACGAATCTATTGATCATGGATGAGATTATGGACTCTTCTCTCGACTCGTCTGGTACAGAAGAGTTCTTAAAGATTATTGAAGAGTTGACAGCCGACTCTAATATCTTTATCATTAGTCACAAAGGTGATCAATTATTTGATAAGTTCCACAGTGTAATTAGATACGAGAAGGTGAAGAACTTTAGTAGAATAGCTCCACAAGCGGCATAATCAAATGATAGAAAGAATATACATACCCACTGTTCGTAGGGCAGACAATCAGATTACATTCAACAATCTTCCTAAAGAACTTCAGGAAAGAGTCATTATGGTTGTTGAGCCTGGTGAGAGGCATCTATACAACTACTCTTGTCAATATCTTGAGATACCAGAAAAGATAGTGGGTAGCTGGACTCAACTTGCAGAGACTAGAAAGTTTATTCACAAACACGCCGGAGCGGTCAAGTACTGTGTTGCTGATGACGATATAGTGATCAAGCGAAGGAATGCGAAGTATTGGACTGGAGAGTCTAATATGGAGTTAACGAAAAGAAATGCTACTCCTGAAGAAATCCTAAATATGTATAACAATGTAGACACTTGGCTTGATGAAACCTCTATAGGTATTGTGGGTCTTTCTGAAGCGGGCATACCACCAGCGGAAGTTCAGTACGAAGACACCAGAGATGTCTACTCTTATGTGTTCTATGATGGAAGAATGATATCAAAGATTATTGACGAGATGGATATTTGTTCTCTAAGAATTGCTGAAGATGTTCTCTTTCTATATGAAGCAATGTCTAGAGGCATTAACACTAGAAAGTCTACAGAGTGGATGTTTGATAACAGAAGTCTAGTGGATAAAAAGCTGGCAGGTTCTCGTGAAGTTTGGTCTGGTATGTTTGACAGTGAAGATGAAAAGCCGGAAGACTTTTATCAGACTGAAGAGCATTATGAAGCGTTAAGATACATACAACGAAAATATCCGTATGGAATGAAGATTTTTGAAAAGCATGGCAAAATGAAAAATGTCAAGTATTGGAAGAAAGTCTACAGACCACTCGAATCAGATGGACCTTCTTTGACGGATTTCTTTTAGTGTGTATTGACATTACGAGGTATTTGATGTATAATAGGTACAAATCTAAGATATGATGGAGTTTTATTGATGGGTGATGTGAAAGAAAGTGCTGAATATGATAACTATATGGAAGCAGATGCTCGTAAGAATGATACTTACAGTATCGGTCTAGATAAGTTCTTTGATGAGCCTTTGCCTGTTGTTCTTCAAGATATGACTAAGGCTAAGAAAGCAGTCGAGTCTGATGTCTGGAAGTCCATCTATGTCCATTTCAAAACTCAAGATGATATGGTAGAGTTTTGTACCAAGATCAATCAAATGATTCCTAGTAAGATAAAGTCTACCTATCATCCTTTAAGCGATGCGAATAACTGTCTATTTGCAGACGAAGATATTCCTGTCGTTATAGATCCTTCTAAACTTGTACCCAAAAGAAAAGAAGTTGTTGAAAGTGATGCCGACGACAAGTACTGGAAATCTCAATGGCAAGGCATGCCTGAATACACGCAGAATAATGCCAACTCTTTTCGAACAGTCACAATGAAGTTCCGTAACGAAGAAGACTACAACGACTTTTCACAGAAGATTGGTCAAGAGATTACTGAGAAGACTAAAAGTATCTGGCATCCAAAACTCAATGTCACAAAGAACTTGAAACTAAGATGGGTGCAGAACGAAGGTCGGACCAATCCAAGACACCCGATGTATATCGTATCTAAAGGTCGTGCTGACACAATGATCACTTCTAGATCATTTGCTCGTATGCATATTCCGCATTACATCGTGATTGAGCCACAAGATGAGAAAGCCTACGAAGAAGCACTTGACAACTTTGACATTCGTGAATATGTCACACTTTTAGTTGCACCTTTTTCTAATCATGGTGATGGTCCTGGTCGTGCTAGAAACTGGGCATGGGATCATTCTATCAGTATCGGTGCGACAAGTCACTGGGTATTTGATGATAATATCTCTGACTTCTATCGACTTCACGAGAATGAGCGTATTCGATTTGAAAGTGGTGTTGGCTTTCAAGTGATGGAAGATTTCGTTGATCGTTATGATAATGTCTACATCGCTGGTCCACAATATCGATTCTTTATTGCACCAGATCAAAGTTATCCTGCGTTCGTAGCAAATACCAGAATCTATTCTGCATTACTTATTCGCAACGATTGTAAGCATAGATGGCGTGGTCGTTATAACGAAGATACCGATATCTGTTTGCGAGTAATGAAGGATGGCGATGTTTGTCTTCAGTTCAATGCATTCTTACAAGGTAAATGTGCTACCCAGACTGTTGCTGGTGGTAATACTGCTGAGTTCTATCACGCCGAAAATACAGAAAATGAAGAGTTCAAAGAGACTGGCTACAATACAGAAGGTACTGTAAACAAATCTCAGATGCTTGTTGATATGCATCCAGATGTTGCTCGACTTGTATGGCGATATGGTAGATGGCATCACTGGGTTGACTATAGCCCATTCAAAATAAACACGCCTAAGTTGAAAGATGGATTTGTTATGCCAAATGAGACAAACAACTACGGTATGACACTAGATCGAGATTTTGATTATAAAAATGCAAAATAAAGGTTGACTTTTCTGTATAAGTTGTTATAATACTACTTTAAACGACTGAAGAATAGTTTATGACTAATAAAAGAAAAGTACCTGCTTATATGAAGGAGAAGTTCTTCGCTGAAGGTAGAACACTTCCTGTTTGTATTAATTCTGGCTGTAATAGACCTGTGGTAGTTAGATCTTGGTCAAACTGGTCATTCAAGACTGAATGCGGTACCTGCTACAAAGCAAGAATTACAGGTAAACGAGGCCCTGCAATGGAGGGTATCACGATACATAAAAAGCAGTATTGTGAGAACATAGATGGTAGACTAGGTTGGACTTGTCCAGTTGATCCCTCAGCCTGGGTAGAGTTGAATATGTTGAATGCTCTAGACCTTGAACATTTAGACGGAGATCACGATAATAATACGCCTGAAAATGTTGATACTATCTGTAAATTGTGTCACGGCAAGAAATCTGTGATAAATGGTGACTTTGATAGTACCAAAGCATCAGCAAGAAATTTTAAAAATTACTAAAAAGCGGTTGACTTTAGCCTTAAACCTGTTATAATACTTGTATAAATTGAATTGAGAGGTAAAGTTATGCAAGATTTAAAAAGAGTTATTCAATCTTATGTCGAGGAAGCTATTGCTAATCCTCAAAACATCATAGCTGAAACTTCTGGTGAAATCAACTGGAACTTCGTTGATGCTGATGTTTTCAAGCGCCTTAATCCTATCAATGAAACTGTAGACTTATATTACAAACTATTTGACGAAATAGTTGAGGAATATCTAAAATAACCCTTGACTTTTTCACTCAGTGTGTTATAATGTATGTATAAATTGAATTGAAGAGAGAATATTATTATGGCTTATGTATCTCAAGAGAAGAAAAAATCACTCGCTCCTGCTATCAAAGCAGTTCTTAAAAAGTACAAAGTGAAAGCATCTATTGCTGTTCGCCACCATTCTACTCTAGTTGTGAACATCAAAGAAGGTGCTGTGCCTTTCAAACCAAGTGATCATTATTCAGTGAATGAATATCACTACGAGAGCCATTACGCAGATAATCCAACTCTTGTTTCTTTTCTTTCTGAACTTCTTTCAGCGATGAAAGGTCCTGATTACCATAACAACGATGATGCGATGACTGATTACTATGACCGCAGTCACTACACAGATATCAACTTTGGTAAGTGGGACCAACCTTACAAGGTGGTGTCATAATGAAAATTATTAAAAAAGAAGTTGAAAAGCCTAGTTTTAAAAGAAAGTTTATGTCTATTCAGGAGTTTGTTCTGGATTTACAGCCTACTGTGGATTGTTTACCAATAGGACAACGACTGCCTATTCATACCGATATTCAGAATGAAAAATCTGAAGCCATCATATTGTCAATTCTAAACAATATTGACATAGGTACCATTACACTTGTGAATGTTGCTGATGAAAAAGGTCCATGGCTATGGGAATCTCTTGATGGTGGTCACCGAAAGAGAGCGATTCGAGACTTCTTCAATGGCAAGTTTACTGCTGGTGGTAGAAAGTATTCTGAATTGTCTGACGAAGAAAAGACGGCATTTAAGAATTATCAATTAGTGTTCACTCTATATGCTCCATTGAGTAATGAAATGAAGGGTGAAATATTCCGCAGTCTAAACGAGACTACTCATGTAAATGAAATTGAGATGCTAAACTCTTACGGTAACACTTCAATCGCTAATGTGGTTCGAGAAACTGTTCGTGTTGTCACTAAAGCCGATGGCAAAACTTCTGTTGTACATGATTTGTTTGAGGTTACTGCTGGAGGTAATCTGAAGTGGCTAAAGGAAAACAATCTTCGCCTGAAGCAGGATGAGTTTGTTGCTAGAGTCTACTATACATTCTATAAGGGCGGTAAGTTGTGCAATAGGGCAACAGCTAAAGTCAAAGAGATGTATGATAATCCTAATACAGATGCAAATAAACTGAAGAAAAAAGCAGATAAATTCCTTGACTTTCTATATGAAATGGCTAAAGTAAAACGCCAGACAGCAGGTAGTGGTCTAACAAATAGTGAGAAAAACGCCTTACTCAATATCTACATTTATTTGTCAGAGAGTTTTAAGTCTGATATTAAGGTAAGTGATCCTATAGAATGGTATAAAGTGTTTGCCTCAGTGTATCTTGATCTGTATTATGATCCAAAAGAAGAGTGGACAGAAGTGCCTGACTTAGATTTTGAGTCGAAAGATTCTACAGTCACTCAGTTGTTTAAAGATTATACACGAAATCATGACCATGCTGACAAGCAAACTCAGTTGGTTAAGTGGATGACAGAGCATCCAAAATGGGAAGACATCTATGACTATATGATATTAAAAGATCGTAGCCGTGCCTTTCCAGATTGGATGAAACAGACTGCACTTCTAAATCAAGATAACCTTTGTGAGATTGATGGTCTACCTTTGGTTTGGGAAGATGCTGAAGCCGGACATATTGAAGCCCATGCTCTTGGTGGAAAGACCATACTTACTAACTGTGCGATGATTCGCAAGGTACATAATAAAGCAATGGGTACAATGGATGTTCGAGAATATAAAAAAGTATATGATGAGGCAGTTGCATGAATAAAAATAGGCAAGACTTTATATTCGACTTAGAAACAATTGGGGCAAATGTTTTTGTTTGTCCCGTAGTCGATATGGCTTACAGTACATTTGAATGGAATAGATTTCTAAACGACCCATATTCTTTTGAAGAGTTGGCTGACACTATTCAGACAGTTAAACTAGACATAAAGGACCAACTTGAAAACCACAATTGCTCTTTCAAAAAAGATGATGTTGCTTGGTGGGAAAGTCTGCCAAAAGAAGCCCGAGATAAAATTAAACCTTCGTCAAATGACTTGACTGTCACAGAGTTTTGTGATACAATAGTTGCATATCTCAAAGACTCGGGTAAAATTGATTATTGGTGGTCTAGAGGTAATACATTTGATCCTGTGATTATACAGAGACATATGTGGGCAACTAACAATGGTACTGCTTTTGACAACGCATTGAAGTTTTGGAAAGTGAGGGATGTTCGTACTCACATTGATGCGAAGTTCAACTATACTACTAGAAGTGGTTTTGTGCCAGTTGCTGATGAAAGTTATTGGAACAAGGCTTTCATTGCCCACGATAGTACTCACGATGTTGCGGCCGACATCATGAGATTGCAAGCGATACACAGAGCCGAAAATGATTTAGATCAAACTGATAGATAATGGAGAGAAAATGGGCTATATAAATTACTGGTTGAGAGAACCGCCAGAAGATGAGGGGATTGACCCCGATGGCAGAATACCGCCATTTGAAGAAGATGATTATGAGTTTTATGCCGATGACGATATCGCCTATAAATTCAATGAGAATGAGTTGATACATGAGTTGAAAGAATATATCGATTCTACTTACTCAGCCCACTACTCAAGAAACAAGTTTCAGTCAACTGAGTTCATTATTGACTGTGGACACGGACAAGGCTTTGCTCTTGGAAATGTTCTAAAATATGTCCAACGATATGGCAAGAAAGATGGCTATAATCGTGCCGACT